ACTTCAATCTTACAACTTTACTATATTCTGACATATTGTGTTATTATAATATATGTTTTACGTAGTTCAACATAAATAATAGTATGAAGTATCTTTCTCTATTACAAGAAAGCCTCAGAAGTCTCACACTAAAGCGCGTGAGAATAAAAATCGATCCTGCACAAGTTACAAAAGAATGTGATTTTACGAAATGCACAGGTTATGAAGGTTATGTGCTTGAAGAATGTGGAGGCTCAATGAAAATATTGGTTCTATCCCCGGAGATGCCTGTGCATCAAATACCTGATGAATTTTTAGAAATTATATCAGATGTTCATGAGCATGATACTTTTGATGAATTTAAGGCTCTAGTTATAAAGCATCTGGTAGCAAGAGGTAAGACAGAGACAGATCCTGTATCACAGGATGTTTTAAGATCTGAAACTGTAGGCGAAATAGAGAGTGCACTGACAAGCAGGTGCTACTGAAGAAGATTTGACAAAATTATATCGTCATTTTATTGAACATGAAGATGAAATACATGAAGCAAAAGATGAAGATTTGACTCTCAAGGATTATAAAGCTGCTGTAAAGCAGAAATACCAGGATTTAAAATCTAAAGCAAAAGACCCAGCAACATATCTCAAAGTACCCGGGAAAGCAGTGGGCTTAGCAGGCAAAGCTATTAGTGGTCTAGGATCTTTAGCGGGCGCTATTGGAGGCAAAGCTTCACAACCAGAGACTACACCACAAGCATTAGCATCAACTGTACAGACAATTGGTGGTGCTGTACAGAAGGTAGGTGCAAAGCTTCAGGAACCAGTAACAAAATTTCAACAGGCCGCAGCTAGACAAAAGTATGCTCCAGCAGAATTTGATTTGGGTGAAATTCTGAATCCAAATGGCTTCTTTACCAAGAAAGATGCAGCAGGGAAGGTAATACCTACATATACACAAGCAGATATTAAATCAGGCAAAGTCATAAGCTATACAAATAGATATGGCAAAAAGATCAGTTATAAGATTATCGGCACAGAAAAAGACAAAGCTGGTAATGTTGTTGTTAAGGCCGAACCACAAACAAAAGGTTACTAAATACAACAAAACAGTTGATTTCTGTTGCATATTTGGTTATAATAATACAGTAATAGAAAGCCTAGTACCATTCTGGATTTGTCTTGATATTACTCGATATACTAGTTGATTAATAGATAAAGGAGTTTAAACTGATATTATATGAATTACGAAAGTACAAAGATAATTGAATTAGGTTCTTGCGCATTTAGACAATGGAGAGCTGATAGTCATTGCAAATTTATACATGGTTACAGACTAGTAGCTAAGTTCTGGTTTAAATGTAATCATTTAGATGATAGAAACTGGGTTGTTGATTTTGGTGGTCTAAAAGAACTCAAACAAGTACTCGAAAAACAATTTGACCATACATTATGCGTTTCAGCTGACGATCCTCAGATAGAGCTTTTGAAGCAATTACATACTGTCGGAGCATGTGATTTGCGCATTATGCCGAAGGGAGTTGGTATTGAGAGAACAGCGGAATGGTGCTTTGATGTTGCTGATGGACATATTAGAGGTCTTACAAGCAATAGATGCTGGGTTGATAGAGTTGAGGTATGGGAACATGAAAAGAATTCTGCAATTGTGAGCTATGAGCATACATGTATTGCAAATCATAATTCTTACGCTGCAGATAGACATATTGCAGAGCAATATGAATTACCATTTAATGGAAATGAAACAATATCAACAACCATACAGCCAAATTTACACATGTCAACAACAGTAGCTGCTGGTATTAATATCGATAATGCTAATATAACACCAGTTGATGCCCCGACAGATCCAAATACTACTCGTCCAGCTCCTGTGGGTAATCAGAAATCTGTAATTACACAGAGCAATACTAAGCCCGATCACGCTGCTCCAGCTCGAGTAGGCAAAGCTCCTGTTACACAGGGCTGGTCTAATCCATTTGCTGGAACAAGCTGGGGCGCATAATTGAATCCAGAAGAGTTAGCTCAAAAATACGGTGGTGATATCTCAGATTATTACACCGCAAAACAAAAACAAGAGCTGCCAGGTCATGATAATAAAAATTTGCAGGATATATATCAACAACAAATAAAGCCTAAAAACAATAAAACAATTTTTCTGAGCAAAGATATTATAAGATTTAAACCAGAATAATTATTTTTTATTTGTTGATATAGTTCTTATACCTGATATTACCCTTACAATAAACTTTAATAATTTGCTTCTTGTTATATCATCTTCTGTGAAGTGAAACGGGTGTATGCCATTTTCTCGGCTTTGATCTGTATCAAAAGCATCCATCATCCTAGCAAAGCCTGATTTATCAAATATGTCTGCTTGCTGTGTATCACCAATAACAAAGAGCTTACAGTTTCTTCCAAATCTTGTTAAAATAGTAACCAGTTCACTATGCTCTAAATTTTGAGCTTCATCAACTATTACTACACTATTAGCGAATGTGCTTCCTCTTAAGAAATTAACAGGTATGCATTTCATATAATCACTCTCAAATAACATATTCGTAATCTGCTTGCCAACCAATTCATCACACTTCTCAACTAAAGGTATGCTCCATGGTTTGAATTTTTCGTCAACTTCTCCTGGAAGGCTGCCTAGTTTTCTTGTTGCTGATTCAACAATACTACGAATATAGATGATTTCATCTATCTTCTTCTCTTTTAGCATGGAAAGTGCTACATATACGGCACAATATGTTTTTGATGATCCTGCAGGGCCGTCTACAAATAATATGTGTGAAGAATCTTCTAGCGCTTTATCTACAAACGTCTTATGACGCTCATTGAAGTGAAATTTCTGGTCAATTTTAAAATTAAGAAAAATATCATTCCTCAGAATGCCGCTTTCATCCCGTGCCTGCTGTTTGACCGATTTTTTAAGCTGCCTGTCTTTTTTAGACATCTACTATTACTTATTCTCTTGACTAGCTACAAATATACTTTATAATACACTTATGATCAATAATTCTACCATCTTCCTCAGTGACGATAAGATATTCTATACAATTGAAGGTGAAGGAGAACACATAGGTAAGCCCTCTGTATTCATGAGATTATCCATGTGCAATCTCACATGTCAGGGCTTTAAATCAGCTGATGCTCCCTATGGTTGTGATAGTTTTATAAGCTGGTCAGTTAAAAATAAGCTCACAATACAAGACATTTTAAATATGCTTGAATCTAATGGATATACGCGATATTTGCAGAATGGTGCTATTTGGAAGATAACTGGTGGTGAACCGCTTATTCAGCAGAATAAGCTTCTAGAACTTGTTGATCAATATATATTTAGATTTGGTTATATACCGAAGATTGATTTTGAAACTAACGCTACCATTATGCCTGATCAGCAATGGCTTGATTGGAAGGCTACATTTACAACATCACCAAAGCTGAGTAATAATGGTGATCCCGTTGAGAAGAGATATAAACCTGAAGTATTGAAATGGCATGCTAAAAATGGATCAGGGTTTAAGTTTGTTGTGAATGGGCCCACCGATCTAAATGAGGTAATGTCACGATATATCAATGATCTTGGTGTTCCAAAGCATCGTGTATGGCTCATGCCATGCTGCGGCAGCAGAGATGAACATACAGTAAAAGCTGCAGCAATCGCAGAGATTTGTAAAGAAAATAATTTTAATTTCAGTCCACGGCTACAGCTAGTCATCTGGGATAAAGCGCTCAAGGTATAATGAGATGAAATTTGTACCACGCAGAAGAACAGAATATGACAACAATGGAGTCATGACTACATATGATTATGTTACATCTGCAGACATATTGGCACGACATGGTCAAGCATTTGCAACACAATTCCTGAGCTTTGCAACAGGATTACCGCAACTGTCTGCTGATGGTAAAATTGGTTATTATTACGAAGATTACAAGAAAATAGCATATCGTACAGACATGTTTATCAGCAATGGCTAATTGTTGCAAATATTCCATAAACCATTAAAATAGTATAATGAGAATTGCCATATGTGGAAGTGCTTGCCAAGGTAAAACTACTCTTGTTAACGATTTTATAAAAGCCTGGCCTAATTATAAAAAATCTGCAGAATCATACCGGGAGGCAATAAAGAAAGAAAATCTCAAGATTAACAAAGAGATCAACAAAGACAGTCAATGGAAAATTTTAAATTGTCTTATTGATGATGTTCAGAAGACAAACAAGAACGACTATGTAATTTTTGATCGGTGTCCAATTGATAATCTTGTATATTCTCTCTGGAGTTTTGAGAAACAAACATCAGATATTGATAGAGAATTTATTGACAAATGCATTCCACTAGTTCGTGAAAGCATGAAGTTTATTGATATTATCTTCTTTGTACCCA